ATGTTACGGTCTTGCAAGTCTGGTGTGGTTGTAGATTCATCAAGAACAACTTTGTATTCTGTGATTCCGTATTGTGAACGAACTTCTGAAAGGATTGGCTCGATGGTCGCTTTGAAGCGGTCATAAGTTGCCTTAACACCTTGTTCGAACAAGAATTGGTCTGCAATTCCACCGATGCGCTTCTTCAAGTAGATCATCATTCGACGAACGTTGATGCGGTCAAGTGCAGTGTCAGTTGGTTGAAGAGTCTTCTGTCCAAAGATAACAGTGTCACCTGTTGCAGGGAATCGAGCGATTGGGTTAATGTTTACATTGTAAAGGTCATCACGATCAGCTTTGCTCAAGTGCTCAAGAGTTCCAACAACGCTTGCGCCACCAGTTCCACCTAGAGGAGCAAGTCCACCACGAGTAAATCCAGCAGGGGCAAACCAAGGCTGTGAGAGCGCCTCAGACTTCGCAATAGCTCCAATGGCAGCAACACTAGGAGGAGCCATCAAAACGCTTCCACGGCCGCTTGACACGTCTGCTAGACGCACATTTGGATAGTAAGCAGCAGCATAAGATGAAGCAACAGTTCCGCCTTCAGCAGTTGAAACCATTGTTGCAACAGATCCGACAGCAGGTCCATTACCGTTATCAATCTCGCTTACATAGATTCCTTCCATGTCGATGATTGCTAATGCATCACCACGCTCTTCTGTTTGTCGAACAAGTGAAGTAATGATTGAGCTGTTAGTAACACCTGGGATTGAAATCAAGTCATAGCGACTTGTGTAGTAATCAGCAACCTGAGAGATTGCAGATTCCATTGAATACTTTGCATAACCAGTTGCGAGTTCAGTGTTATTAAATGGGTTTTCGATTTGAATGTCAACACCATCAGATCCACCAAAGAATGGAGCAGCAAACTGCTTGATTCCAGTTGCAAGAGCACCAGTTGATGAATCATCAAAAGCCACTACGAAAGCGTTGGTGTGATAGTAAGTCGCAGTCGTTCCTTGTTGGGCGATGTGCTCCAAAGAGAAAGTGTAGGCAGCATCGGCTGCTGCTGCGGTGTATGCTAGATGCGGGTCATAATCTGACTTAAGAATTCCGATGTCTGCGAAGTCTTCGTTTCCACGTTGAGCCTCGTAAGACAATCCGTGCAAAGCAGTTGGAGCATAGTTTGCGGCATTTGCAGAAGAGTTTGCGACACTTAATTGGTGAGTCGGCCAAGAGACAGTGATTGAGTCACCGGTGAATAATCCGTCGACTAATTGCGATGCCGTTCCGCCTGGCAATGAATCAGCACCACGAACGAAACCATTCTGTTCTGTGTTGTCTGCTTCAGCAACTGTTGCAGCATCAATTTCAGCTGGGCCCAAGAAACCAAGAGGAAGGTCGGTCTTGTTGACTCCGCCTTCTGCAAGTTCAACACGAATCACGTTGGATTCATTGTTAAATGAACCGGTAGAAACAATCTTGCCTGTGGAGCTATTCCACTCTTGTTTGAGGTCTCCGATTTTCTTTAAGATGTAATTTGGAGAGTCTGGGTTTAAAGTAACATTTGCGAACTTCTCGACATACTCAGAAGGACGTTGTCCAGCACGAGCAATCTCGATTGTGAAAGAACCTTCTGGTCGAACTGTTGTTGCTTTACGCAAGTCTTTGATTCGAACGATGTGAGACTTGTGGAAGTCCGAACCTTCATCCAAAGCAGCAAGTCGGAACAAGCGCTTGTAGTTAGATGCTTTTGATCCAATGAACCATCCAGTCTTTGCTGGTGAAAGTTCAACACGATGGTCTGTAAAGTTCTTGCCAGTTTCTTTAAGAGCAGCAGTCCATGCTATAAGGTTTCCGCTCAATCGACCAACATTGTTTTCAAAGGATTCGCCCAAGAAGATTTTGTGACCGTTCCAGCCACTGCCAAATAAAGTTGCGTCGGTGCTTAAAACATTTCGGATAAAGTTTTGTGAAGTTGGTTCAAAGTTGAAGTTGAAAGCAAATTGGCTTGTGCCATCGTCCAATTCAGCACTCCAACTACCATTAGTAGGCTTGATTGCGTGCGCAGTCTTATCGGTAAGAGAGGTGGTTCCATCTCGAGCAGTTCCGCTCAAAGTAACGTTTGAGCCGCTTGAGTAAATGATTGCTGCGAGAACACCTTCTGATGATGGAGTGATTACTGTTCCGTTGGCGAAATTAACTGCAGTAGCAGCAGTGAGATTAGAGGAAGTAATGGCTTTTCCATTACCATCCAAACCTGCTGTTGATTGAATAAGAGTTAAAGTTCCATTTGGAACACCAGGTCCACCGCCTTCGTCTGAGATTGTAAAATCAACAGCACCTTCAGCGATGAGGTGGACTGAAATAACACCGAAGATCACGGTTCCTGCGGCTGTTGGACTTCCAGCACCAGTCAAAGTGGTGTCTTCAATTTGATCTGTGTCGGTTGGTGCACCGGAAACAACTTCAAAAGTATAAGATCCGCCTACAAATTCAACCAAAATGGTGTCACCAGCTGAAAATAAGGTTTCATCAACAATGGTTATTGACCCTTCAGCTGCAGCATCAGGAATCAGTGCTTTATCTTCAGCAACGAAAATTCCAATTGCGCCTTCGATGTCTTCTTCCGCAGTGATTCCAGTGCCTAAAGCAGTGTCATTGTTTGTTGGAACAAACCATCCAGCTTTTTCATTATCATCAGTAGCAGCGTCATCAGAAGCAACACCAGCCAAGCGGATAAACTTAACGGGACCGACATCAGCAGCAAGGTAAGCTTCGGCAGCATATGCAGCCCAACCACCGCCACCGGTGTTTCCTTCGCGCCATGGGTCGCCGCGCTTAACACCGTCCATTGGATTCCCGAAAACAGCTTTGAAGTCTGCTAGGGAGGTAATCTTAATTGGCTTCATTGCGGGGCCTTTTTTGGCTCGTCCGATTAGAAGGATTCCGTCATTTTCAGGAACTGCAGCAACAGCTGATTGGTCGATTTCTCTCAGTTCAATTCCTGGAGACAAAAAGTCAAACTTGGTAGGCATTAAAAACTCTCCTTTTTAAATATTCATTTTCCTAGTAAATAGTCCTCTGAAACCCCAAAGTCATAAATCTCGGTATTTCTCACCGTTCTTATTCCAAGGCTTTTCATCTCCCACGATGACACGCTCTCTGGAGATCTTGACTTCAACGATGGACTCTTCTCTCTTGATAAGCGGTTCATTGCTTTCAAGGTCGTTTCCGTTGATGTAGCCAAGGACTTTGATCTGGACTTTTGCATTAAACATTCTTTCGTCTTGACCAAGATTTGCCTGATTGCTGTTAAGCCCATAGTCGTCTTGGATAAAGGCTTCGTATTGATAGCCATTGTTTTCAATGATGAAATAGTTTTTCATGCTATTCATGAACAACGGAAGAAGGTGATTCATCTGTTGTTGATATTCTGTTCTTATGTTGATCTCGAACATGCAAGTCAAATAAGTTGGTTTTGGGATTGAAATTGTCTCGTAGACAATCTTTTTTGTTGAAACAGGTCCCGTATCGTCACCCATTTCCTGACGCTTCCTAGAAGCGTTCTGAAAATTCTGTGTTTTGTCTTGTTGGATAACCTTGCGGATAACAATTCTCTCACCGTCTCCGACATAAGCTGCTTGGACTGAACCTTTGAATGCATCGTCTCTAGAGATACTAGCTCTAGAAACAGTAATCAATGGTAAACGAAGCTTTCCAACCTTATCTCTTAGCTCTTTGTTGTTTTTGATCTGAAACGTTCTTTCGGTTCCCATCCACAAAACATTAACCTTCTCTCGACCAGCGTTTGTAACCGTGTGAGGGCTTAGCGTCTCGTCGATGAATCGATAAATTGCAGTATCGATGTTCTCGAGGGTTGATGGATGTGAGATTTCGTTATTAGCCCGCATTGAATAGTCCGTCTCTTGCTCTTATACACTCTGCACCAACTTCAAATCTTGTTTCAGGTTGTCCGAATAGGATTTTTGGCTCGAGTAGCTTCACAATCTCGTAAAAGATCTCTCCGAAACGAACGAAATCACCTTCTCTAACAAATAAGTTTTGATCTTCTGTCAATCTTCTCTTGTGGAAGTTGACTTTGATCTTCGTCGCCTTATCTAGAGCAATGTTTTCCATGTCCGAAGTCTCGACCCCTTGAAATTCAACTAAAGCAAAGACTCTAATTGGATGCAAGAAGTTTTTCTCGATTGCTTCTCCATAAATAGGGTGAAAATCTGTCGAATTCACATCTATTGGAAAGTAAAGTACTTGTTGACCGACAACTCTCTCGATAATCTCATCATTTATTTGTTTGACAAGGTTCTTTTCTTTCTCTCCAAAGAACATTGGAGATGGTGGTTGAGTTGGTCTTTCCCATTCTGACATCTATGTTACCCCACGAAGATCTTTAACGGCGTCTTGCTTACAATTGCGTCCGCGTTTTCAACCATTGCTTTATCGGTCTCTGCCAATTTAGCATAAAGCATCTCATCAAGTTGCTTATTGAGTTCTTCACGTAAAGCTGTCTGCTCTGCAGATGCTTGAGACAAAAGGTCTGATGCATTAAGTTGGATGTTGTCTCCAGGAATTGGAACATTGCCTCCAAACTTTCCTCGGATTTGTCCGAGAGTCTCTTTTGAAAGAGCCAACGAGAATCGTCGAATCCATTGTTTACCAATTGAGTTAATGCTTTCGTAAGGAAGGTTCTCCATCGGCATTGTGTTCATGTTATTGACACCATTGAGTCCGGAGTCATACTCTCCTTCTTCAAATGCTTGGTTTCCGCCATCAATTGAGAATCTAAACCAGAAAGTCTTACATGTAACACTATCGGGCATTGGATATAATCTGAGCTTGTTGTCGATAATCTCGTAAGAATAATGAGATGTTCTCGTGTAAAGGTGGTCTTCATAAGCCATTGCTTGCAGCTTATTCTGCCACGCAGGGACGACTTCGAACGTAGAGCCATCAGCATACTGTCCGTAGTTGTGGAAGTTACCAACGACGTTTAAGCCACCATAGTAGCCATAAAATCTCCACATCTGTCGAGGAGTTACATAAAACATTTGACGAATCTTAATTCTATATTTCTTATCTCCGTCTCCTATTGCATCTGCAAATGGAAGCGTAGGATCTGCAGCGGAAAGGTCTTCAACAATCTCTTGAAGATCGTAGTCTTGCTGTAGAGCGGTAATGTCAAATGATGCAGAATAGATTGGAGTAGTTCCACCCACAACTGATTCAGTTGAGAACTTGTCTGCGATCTTAAATGCGTAGTCAAATTGAAACTTTGGATATTTTAAAGCAATGTTTTCACCATCAGTGAGTGCACCCTTCTCATCAAACGACCCTGTAGGAGAGCCTAGGGCGCTCCCTAAGGCGTTTCTAGCTTGGTGAAGGTTAACTATGTAAGAATACTCTAAACATGCTTCCTCGTAGTGGTTATAGACGTTCTTGGCGGTCAATTCGATGTCTAAGACATCTCCACCAAGTCGCTTGTGAGTATAGGCTACTTGAGAAGCAGCACCAGATAAAAATGCATCAGTTGAGTAGAAACCAATCGCTAGTGTTGATACAACATCTGCTTCAACTCCATCTTCTGGTAATGTGATGGCCGATGTCGTTGATGCCGGTGTTAATGTTGGGAATGCCATAGTAAATCCTCCGTCTTACTAAATAGTCAAAATAAAAGGAAACCCCCGAGCACCAAGTGTTCGAGGGAAAGGAGGTTAATGAAACAAACTTAATCTTTTTTCTTTGAGGATTTTTTAGTTGACTTCTTCTTTGTTGTCTTGCGCTTTGCTTTCTTCTCTTTCACTTCTTCAACAGCTTCCAGCGCTTCTTCGATAACGTCTTCGGTTACCGCCTTGGCTTCCTCTGCAGCCTCTACAATTTCTTCTTTTACTTCTTCGATCTTCTCTGCGACCAATTCTGCTGCTTCGGCAACTTCTTCTTTTACTTCAGTTGCAACTTCAGCAATCTTTTCCATTACTTTTTCAGCAACTTCTTTTACTTGATTAGATCGTGCTTTTGCAGCAAGAGCTCGCTCTCTAATCATTCTTCTTTTCATCTTCTTTCTATTACTAGCCATGTTATTCTCCTAATTTTTTAAACTGATTGTAACCACGTTACGCCGTGAGTCATTGCTTGAACATACCACTTGTCTCCATCGCAAATCAAATCGATGTAAGATCCAGCAGTTGCACCAGTGGGCAGTGTCAGTGTTGTTTCGTCGGAATCTCCGAGGGACACAATGCCGACTCCGCTATCATCGTAGATTGCAACACCTTCCATTGCTGGTAGAATTAAATTTACATCATAAGATGAATCATCAGCTAAGATGATTTTCATGTAAGATCCTTTATCGGCGTAGTTAACTGTAAGATCGACGACTGCAGTATCAGCAGTTACAAATAAACAATAGCCGGTAAGCTTGCTTGAGATTTGTGATGAAGCCGAGATGTTCTTTGTAAGCCATCGAGCAGCGTTAAATGGTGTTCTTGCGATTTTAGCCATTGTTTTGAGTTCCTTTTGTTATTAAATAGTTTGTTTGTTGGAAGATGGAGTGATTATTTCAACACTCCACTGTTTGTTG